CGCAAAGTCAACAATGAATCTGATATATTCTTCAGCACAATTGAAAGGTCTACTACAAAGGCCCTCTATTCTTACACAAATAAATTTCTCAAGAAATGGGATTGGATTTGTCTAGTACCAAGTGTGTATTTAGACGATCCCCGTGTTCAAGAATTTCTCTTCTGGTATTACAGAGATAGAGTGGCCCGCGACAATCGTAGATTATTTGTCACATCATTTACTCTTTGCATCATAGTTTGGTACTTCTTTGGTATGGCTAATGCTGGCTATGTATTCCTATTCACGGCCCTTTTGGGCCTTGTTGTTGGAAAATCTGATGCCAAGCGGCAGCTAATTGATGAACTGAAAAAGAGAAATGATGATCTCCCAATGATTATCCGGGAGACAAGAGACAAATACGCACGCATCATTTGTGGCACAAGTCTTACACTCATTGCAATTTATGCAATCTCGAAAGTGTATAGTGCCTGGAAAAAGATACCTGGTAGTCAAGGATGCCTTGACAATCCTACGCCAGAACAAGTGCGAGAACGTGATGAAGAGCCCAATGTTTGGGCAAGTGTCGTTCAACGAACACTACCTGTGTCTGCTGCTAGCACAACTATCACACTCCACGACTTAGGAATGCTCATACAAAAGAATCAAATGTATGCTAGTGTGAAAGTTCATGACAAGGTGATGATGGCCAATGTACTGATGTTGAAATCAAATGTACTATTGATCCCAAATCACTATTTTGAAGATTCCGATACACTTGAAGTGACTTGCTATAAGAAGAATGCTAATTGCATTGGAGGCAAGTTTACTACACGTTTGTGCAAATCGGCTTCAGTTCATGTTCCAAACACTGACCTCACTATTTGCTATAGTGCTTCTGGTGGATCCTATAAGGATATTACTCAGTTCTTACCGCTTGGTGATCTTTTCGATCATCCATTTGTTCTTCAATGGAGACAGAAAGACGGTGAGATGCTTACTGCAAGAGGTTTAGCAGAGATACGTGAAACAACAAACGGAACAGTGATGTTCAAGGGTGGTCAGTACAAAAATCTGACCATCAATACCTTTGGAGGTATGTGTGGTGCTGTTATCATTTCAGATACAAAAGGTCCCACGATCTCTGGATTCCACTTAGGTGGAAAAACAGATACTCCTTATGGTTGCTTTGGCACGCTCACTAGACAACAAGTCGGTCATGCTATCAATTTACTGTGTGGCATCGAAGGAGCTGTGTTAACAGGGAATGGTGAAAAATTCGAACCACAAATGCTCGGTGTGGATTTCATGGAAGATACACCATTGCACCCCAAGAGTCCTGTCAATTACCTCCCTGAGGACTCTCAATTTGAGTATTATGGTTCCTGTACTGGAGCTGTTACATCTAGGTCAGATGTGAGGCAAACACCTATCTCATCACTCGTGACTGAAGTCACTGGAGTTGAAAATATCTGGGGTGCACCCAAAATGAAGCCAGACTGGTTTGGATGGCAAAAATGTCTAGCAAACGCTAGTGAGCCAGGAAGACCCTTTCCACATGATCTTATTATACGATCCGTAGTTGATTACAAAGAACCACTTATGAAACTAGCTCGTAAAGATCTATGGCGCCGCCAGCCACTCACTGACCATGAGAATTTGTGTGGGATACCAGGATGTAAGTTCATTGATTCTATCAATTTGAGCACATCAATCGGATACCCACTCACTGGCCCAAAGCGGAAATATGTGACTGAGTTGCCACCCACTGAGGAAAAACCTAACAATAGGGAATTCCAACCTTTCGTAATGGAAGAAATTGAGCGAGTACTGTCAAAGTACCGCAAGGGTGAGAGAGCTTATACAGTCGCAAAAGCATGTAAGAAAGATGAAGTTCTACCCATTGCAAAGGGTAAGTGCCGTATTTTCTACGGTAATCCTATTGCATTGACCTTTTTGGTCAGGAGATACTTTCTACCTGTCTTGCGCATGTTGCAAATGAACCCATTTGTCTCAGAATGTGCTGTTGGCATCAATTGTCATGGTCCCGAATGGGATCAATTTTACAAGCATGCCACACATTTTGGTACTAAGAGACTATTTGGAGGAGACTATGGTAAGTACGATCAGAAACTACCAAGTCAATTACTCCTAGCAGCATTGCGCATCTTGATTGATTTAGCCGGTGAAATGGGCTACTCAGTTGAGGACAGGAAGATTATGGCAGCTATGTCGGGAGACATCGTGTTCTCCTTAGTTGCTTTCAATGGTGACTTGATTGGTTTGCAGTCAGGAACCCATATCTCGGGAC